TTTTCCCACATAGGTTTAAATTCATCAGGTAGTTTTACAATACTTTTATCATCATCTTTAAATTTTCTTGGTTTACTATCAACTAATCCACCCAACTCATCAAATTGTGCTTTAGTTGCACTCATACCTTTTAATAAGGTAAATAAACTTCTACCTTTTTTATCACATACCCAACAATGCCATACCGACTTTAGGATGTTTACTTCAAGTTTTGGTTTATAGTGGTTACAAAAAGGACAAAACCAAGCAAACTGACCTTGTTTTTTATGTCGTTTGTGTTTACCACCCAATACTCTATCGAGTAAATTTAATATTTTAGTTTCTTCAAACATCTCTACTTGGACTTATACTTGTAGGTAACCAAACTTGGTCTCCATCTTTATTGTAAATACTGAGTAAATCATCTCTCCACTTTTCAGTATCCGAATATTTGGATAAATATTCTTTTAACTTACCTAAATAATTATTTCTATCTTCAATAGAAAGATTAGATATTTCAGCTACTTGATTTTCAAATTGTTTTTGTGTAGATGCTCTAAACGGATATTCCATTTCTTTACACCAATTTTTGTGTAGAATAGGTATTTTACCAAAATCAATTGATTGAAAAATACTATAACCAAAAGGTTCACTTTCAAAACAACTATGACTTATACCCCAATCTTCCCCTCGATAAAACTTATCTATTTTTTCAGACCTATAATCAATAACCTTGAATTTATTTAACTTAACACTTTTTTTGTAATCATCAAAACAATTCTCATAGAATTTTTCTAATGTTAAACCTATAGATTCAATTTTTTCTAAAAAGTGGAGATTCTTTCTTGCCTCACATCTAGCTGGAAATCCTACAACATTAGAATTATTGGCAGAAAGATTATTTTTAAATTCATATGTATTGGATATTTTATAATCAAACTTACTTTCATCATCAGTACCAATCCAAATAGAATTTTCCGAATCTTCAATTAAATGGTTTTGATAATCAATAGATTTTTGTTGATAATTTATAATTTTCTTTGAAAACTTTCGTAACTTTTGTTGGTATTTTAATGTAACTGATTCAAGACTATGTATACAAACTGAATCTATTTTTCTATCGTAAACACCTCTCATTTTCTTTATTGACCACTCTAAGGAATTTCCATACATCATAATTGGTAAAGGATAGGACAAAAGGTGAAACTTTCTAGCTCCTCTTATTATCATATCTACAGTTCTTCTATCAGGTAAGGAAAAATAATTAGATACTGGAAGTCGAGACATTGTATATTCCCATTCCCATTCAGTACCTGGCCTATGTATTACATCTACATATTGTTTGGCATAGTCAATCCATTCTTTATCTTGTTCAATTTCAATTATTAGAATTGGTTTAACAATCAAATGTGGAGCTACATTACTTATCCAATCATCAACCCATTTTGAAACACCACCATTTGAAACATCACCTACCTCGGTTGCTACATAAACATCATAAGGTTCGTTCAAATTTATCATTTTATTAAATCTATAAAATCTTGAATTTCTAAAACTGCGTAGGTTTTACTACGATTCCTTTTAAATATTAACACTGGTTTTCCCTTTTCACTATTAGATTCAGCCTGTTTTAATGATTCCCATATGTTTAATTTTTCTTGATTCTTACATTCTATAGCATATGGTATCAATTTACGAGCGGCAGGTGAAAGTTGTATATCCTCTCCACTTTCTCCCATCGTAGTAGATTTGATGTCATCGGGTTCTAATTGTTTGAAGTTTTCTAATAACTGGTCACGAATTTGATTCTGTAACCTTTTACCTTTATTTTTAGCAGAACGAGTTTTCATACCAATAAGTATAACCTAAATTTTGAAACTATTTAAAAATCTTGCTCCATTTTTTTCTGTATTCATTCTGTGCCCATCTTTCGGCTAATTCTTCCCATTTATTATCATCGTGTGGGTCTCTACCTTGATGGACTGCCATGTTTCCAGCTTGATTGTATTTCTTAACGAACTTTCTAACACCCAATCTTTGTGCGTCAAGTGCATGTTTGATTTCGTGTAATACAGAAATAATGAATTCTTTTACATTTGGATAGGAACGATTTAGTAGTATGGTATCCTTTTCAGGTATGTAATCACCATAGTCGTGTTTAGCACCAAACTTTACCTTACTCTTCAACTTGTACTTTTTTACAAGTGACTGTGCGGTCTGTAAGTAATCAATTCGTTCTAATAGTAATTGTGATAATTTAATCATCTAAAATATCCGATATCTCATAATTTGTTGAATAATCCTCACTACCATATTTATCCCAACTTCCAACATCTTCTTGAAAATTATCGTACTTAACACCTGTATTCTTTACCTTTTTAATCACTTGCATTCGCTGTTGGGATTTATCCTTCTTATCATAAATATTAGTTGCTTTTGGAAAACTCCATTGAACATAGCCACCTTTTTCAAACCAAGGCTCAGGTTTATTAGATTTAATACCTAACTTTCTAACCTTACCCTTTGGTAAAAAACCTGTATCAGGTTCACCAGCATCGTTGTAGGTTGCATTCAGACTAACTTCTCTAATTAAGTCCATCAACTTAATCATTAAACTGTTATTTCACCTTTTCTTGCTGTGTACCATTTACGAAATTGAGCAGGAGTTCCAACAGTTATATCCTTTTCATCTACATAAGATAATAGTGTCTTCTTATAAGATTCCTCAGGTTCATCAATAGTCGATGATTGTGAATCGTTTTGGAAGTAATAATCTTCCCAAACCCTTTTCAATACAAATACATCCTTGACCTTGACATTGTAGATTAGTATTTCGTTCCACCAACTATTAGTTTCATTTGATGATTTAGTTAGGTTTGCAACTACCTTTTTCTTGTTTGATTTTAACAACTTGTTTGTTGTGTCTATATATTTTTTCAAATGTTTTGCAGTTATAGGTCCCAATGCCTTTTTAACAGCTTCAATTCTCTTCGTGTATGGTAAATCATCGTACTTTGGGTCGTCCTCGATTGCATCTGAAATCTCATATTCAATATCTTTCCATTCTGAATAATCAGGTAATTTAGCTCTTTTCAAAGCACCTCGTAAAGTATCGTCACCAAATATGTGATATCCTTTTACCCACCTACGACCTTTTAAATCAGGTACGGTATCAAAATCCATACCTTTCTGTGCTAACAATAAACCTGAGACATGAAATATAACACCACCACTACCAGTCTGTACACCACGACCTTTTGCTAGTTGTGATGATTTATTGGCTGCATTAAATGTTGAGATTGATTTTTTCTTACCTATAATATCCTTTAATGTCTTGATGTGGTTTGGGTCTGTAACATGAAAGGCATCTATAGGTACTTTACCGATTATCGTTTCCATCGTTTTAGGATATATCGGAACATAGTCATGTGTGAGAGACCAACTTAATGCCTCTCTTGAATGTGCTGGATACCACTTATCATTAAGTTGTTTCCCATACATTCTTTCGTTTATCAAATCCATTAGTTTAATCATTATGTAAATCTCTCCTTACCAGTACCACTTAATTTTCTTTTTATGTACCCTTGTGCCCACTTAGCTGCTTTTCTTAGAATATGAGTATTGGTATCTACTATATACTTAGCTTCCCTACCTTTTACAAATAAAAAATAATCATTTTTTTTGATGCCATATTTCTTTCCAATAGAATGTCTATCAGCTTCGTTACTACGATATAATTGAACTTGTCTACCATCCTTTAACCGAGCAGTACCTACATATTCATCACCGACACTCATTCTTTCTTCTATTAAATCTTTTAATTTTATCATTTTGTCAGCAACTCTAATACTTTTATCTGTTTCTTCTGAGATTCAATGTGAGCGTTTTTTGCAACTATGATAAGAGAATCCACATATACCTTCTCTTCCAACTTCTTAATTTTAGCTTCCCACTCAACATCACGAGCCTTTAACATTTCTACTGCTTCTTCATAAGTAAATGATGCTGGTTTAACACCATCCTTTAAAATTTCTTGTCCACCTAATAAAGATAGAGTAAACAATGTTATTAGTAAATATTTTAGTTTAATCATATCAATTCTTCTATTTGTTCTTCTATTTTTTTATGTAATATTTTTAGTTCTTTCAAACCCTTTTTAATCATAGCTGGTTTCTCAGCGTTTACACCTTTAAATACCTTACCCATATTGACACTCCAACTCTGACCCCAAATTTTCAACATAAGAAATCCTTTCTTAGTATCACTCATTGGTGCTTCATTTTGTATTTGTTTTGGTGTTTTAAAAGGCGGGTTATCCTTTTCGGTATAAATTTTACCCAACACTAATTTATTATCAGACCACTCTTTGAGTAAATCTTTTAGTTTTACCACTTACGACAACTCCAATAACGGGCTTTATGTCTTGGTCCTGGTGAATCACAATTATGTCTTGCTCTAAAATTAGCTCTAGCTTTAGGATTAGATTTCCTAATTCTCATAGTTCCACCCTTAGCGTCTCCACCTTGTCCAAAGTTTACCTTTACGACATTACCTTTTGGATTTTTAACATATACTTTAAATTTCTTTGAGTCTCCTTGCATCGGTTTTCCAAGTTTAACCTTACGACCTTGATATTCGGCTTCAGGTAGTAAACCAGTCATGGTGTATCCCCATGAACCATCTTCCATCCAAATGTCGTATGACTCCTCTACGGATTCCTTCTTTTTCTTCTTACCCTTTTCTTCATACCCACTAGCAAATGCTGCTTTTCTTTGAGCATCACTTGAAAATCCTTCCTTTTTAGATTTATTACCCCAATTCTTAGCACCTACCTTACGACACTTTACAAGTGCTCCACTTGCGTATGCTGAAGGCCATACATCATAACGAGCTTTGACCTTGTGGTAACAAGCATCTTTCTTACCAGCTGCTTCATCAAACTGTTCTTCAGTCATCATTTGAGATTCACGAATTTTTTTGATTTCAGTACGAATCAGATTTCTAATCATATTTTCAACTTTATCACTTTTCATAATGCTCTCCTCTTGGTCTTTACCTTTTTTAAATCTGTGTTCTCCATCAGGATTATTCTGTGGAACATTCCCAACATTTCTTAAATAATTTGGTGGATTCAACATTTCCTTTTTAATAAATCTTTTTACTAATTGTAATGCTCTTTTATGTAATGGGTCTTTTTTATTTTTAAGAGCAGTACCAACCTTCTTAGTTTTAGTTAATTGTTTCTTCAACAATTGATTATAAGCTTGTGGGTTTACTACTGCCATATTTGGTACTAATTCATTAATTTCCATATGTTCTCTCTTTTTTCTCCCTTGACAATGAGCCTTTTGACTAAACCCCTTTGGGTTATTACAATCAATAGACTTTTTATATTTTTTACTCCAACCCACTACTTTTTGGGTTTGGTTGATACTCTAATAGGTGCTTTACCTTGTCCAGCAGATTGTTTACCACCACGACCTGCCTTATTTTGTGCGGCTCGTTTTCTACGAGTTGCACTGGCTTTTTGTTTTTTAGTCATGTTGGCGGCTTTAGATTTAGGAACACATTTAGCATATCCTCTTGATTTACCACTTGTTCCACATGGTGGATGTCCACCACCTTTTTTCTTTTTACCAATATTTACCCACTTGTCTTTAAACCACTTTCTCAAATTTTCATGGACAGGCAAACCACATTCGACACATAGATTGTCGAGAAGTTTATGTGCTTGTTCTACGGTTAATTTTTGTAATACTTCTTTAATCATCAGCGTGTTCTAATAATTTAACATCATCTTCAGCGTTGTTAAACCAAAAATCTATTACTTTAGCAAATGAACCAACAAATCCACCTAACATTAATAGTAGAATTTCTTTCCAACCACTCTGTACATCAACTCCGTTACTCATAAAGTAAATCATAAGTGCAAGGATAGTAGAGAAAAGTGCTACTACAGATATACTGATATACCACTTCTTATTCTGTCTGAATTTTATAATATCAACTAATTGTTGATTTATAGCATGTTTCTGGTCTTGGACATGATAATCACTTACTTTCACATCCTTTTTTTCTACTGGCATTTGATTTCTCCTAACCGTTATTTATACATTTTTTAAAGCGTTTATAGACTCTTTTTACTACACTATGTTTACCTTGATTTCTACTTATCATCAACATGGCCTGTGCTCTAATAATCGCCTCTTGTTTTTCACTCAACCTTTATTCCCCTTATTTGGTCACCTTTTTTACTTTTTCGATAGACCTACCAGCGAAGTACGCTGCGTATACGGTCATCAATAATGTTTGATAAACAGGTACATAAGCTGAACCAATTGTAAACTCACCCATGTTTCCATCAAATACACTTAGTATTACGAATACACCCGTTAAAAATATTAAAGTAATTGGTCTGATATTTTTACTTAACCAACTACCATGTTTTAAATCAGCTTCCCAACGAGCAGATACTTGTGCTTGTGCTGCCTGTTCTGCTTGTGCTAATATACTTGTAATTCTTTCTTTTGCCGCTGCCTTTTCTTCACCTGAAGTATGTAAATCATCTACTATATTTCCGATGTCTTTAATTGCATCACCACCGAGTAGACTACCTGCTCCTTTGGCGATTGTACTTAGTAACCCCATTACCTTCTCCTTGTTGTTTTTTCAACCACTTTTTGTATTGTTTTCTTGTACGACCTTTTTCTTTCAACTCTTTATTTTTCTTGAGTCTGGTCTGTTTTCTTAATTTGGCCTTTTTACTTGGCATATTTTTTATCCATTAAATATAAATATCTGTTATTCATTTTTTACTACTGCTAACAAGATTATTAGATACTTGTGCACTTAATAAAGTTTGAAGTGTGAAGTATAAAGATGGATTCCTTTTTAATAATTCTTTAAATTCTCGTTGTTTCCATACTAAACATTCACACGGATGCTTTACCACACAAGTAGCTGTTGCTGATTTTTCTGTCAAAAATGACATCTCCCCTACAAACTGACCATCCTTTAATTGGGCAACATTTGTTCCATCTACTAATACATCTATTGTTCCATTGTATATCAATACTAAATCTGGCACAAGATGTGTTTGTCTTGTAACAAATTCACCAGGTTGAAATGTTTTCCAAATGGCAGCCTTACTAATTTTTAAATATTCTACGGGTGTTAAATCTTTAAATAGGGTTTCGTATAACTCATTGTTTTTATCGTCCATGTGGACAGGTCGTTTTTCATAGATAAGAACTGCTATGTGGTATACATTTACGAGTACAAAAACAATATTCCAATTTATTGCTAACCACATTGGTTCAAGAGGGATGTAAAAATTATATAATACGGAAAATAAACTTGCTAATATAGATAGGATTCTAAGGTATAAAATATCCTTTACTAAAAAAGAAAATGCTATTAGACCAAATGCCAAATGTCCTGCTATCGTTGCGATATTCATACATTAAAACACATCTTCGGCCAATACATCATCTATTGCCGACTTGATTTCCTTATTAGTCAAATCAAGTTCTCCATCCATATCAGCCTTCCATGTTTCTTTCTTTGAACCATCATAAAAAAGAGCCATTGATGGATAGTTTCTAAACCTTAACTTCTTAACAACCTTTGGTGCGTCTTCACTCTGAACTCTTAAAATTTCACAATCTTGATATCCACTAACACCCTTTATTAAACTTTCATCAAATTCAGCTTCTTGCCATTCTGCTGTAAATACCACAACAACAATTCCACCATTTATTTTGTCTTTAAAATTTTTATCGTTAACACCTTGACCAAATGTCATGGAGAAAAGTAATATCAATCCTAACAAATTTCGCATAATGTAACTCCTACTTGTCCTTTTTCTTTGCAACTTCTACTCTTAGATTTGCAACGAGTTTTTCTAAATCTTCAATAGCCTCTTCATACTCATCTATTATTTCATATACAGCATCCATATCTTCTTGTAATCCACCAACTTGTGATTTGTATTGTTCATAAGAACGAGGCCAGTTATGTCCATCAGGCTTGGATGGGTATTCATCACCAAATATAGATTCAATAGATGGTGGTTCAGGTAAATTTTTAGCCTCTTCTATTTCAGATAACAACATATAATAACCACCAACACCTGCCGCTATCACACTAATTAATGCAATAATGGTCTGAATAGACATTGTAAACTTTGTACCCATAACTTTATCTTCAGAAAGTTCTATAGGTTCTTCTACTTTTGGTTCCTCTACTACAGGCTGTGGTGTGGGCTTAACTACAACAGGTTCTTGTTCAACTACTGGCTGTGTTATTGGTTCTTTATGAATCTCTTCGTGTTTCTCTTCGTGTTTTTTAGTATCAGAAGAATGATTCATCATAGCATCAGTAATGTCTTCAAATGAGCAAAAACCCATCTCCACAAGAATTTCACCAATAGTCCCTTTACGACCTTTGACTTGTTCTGCTAGGGCTTTACTTAGTTGTCGTTTTGTGATAACATCTGCATCACATAACAACTGACCTAATCTAACTCCATCACTCATTCATTATTCACCGTTGTAGAATGTTCCTTCTGGATCCATTCCTATTTCAATGTTCTCAAAAACCAATAATGCTATTTGTAATTCATCTCTGTATGGATTATAGAACTGACCATTGACCACACCTGAGATTTTATTATCTCTAACTTCTGTTATTTCTGCTTGACCAAAATTTGTATAATCAAAACTACCTATGATTTCTAAGTCTATTGTTTTATCCCTATAAACAGTATCTTCAACTCCGTAATTTAAGTACAAACCTGCATCTATTAAATTATCATTATCCTCACCATCTTTATCATACCATATAGTAGCATAATGTTCTAATTCAGGTAAAACCCTACCGACTTCCCTTTGAAAGTGAAATACAAGTAATTTCTTTATCTTACCATCCTCACCAACTTGTTTACTTCCAAAAGTTGTTATTGAACCATAGTAAGTAAACGGGTCTATTGGGTCACCATTTACCCACATCTGCATAGCGGGTTCTAATGTTTCCTCTACTTGTGTATCCTCACAACTAATAAATAAAACTAAAATAATCCAAACCAATGGATTAAGGTACTTTTCTTTTATTTCAAACCATTTTTTCATTTTAAAATCCCATAAATTGATAATTAACTCCTAACTTGATATCGTACGCTGGTCTCTCCCAATAATACAGATATCTTCCTTCAGCAAACACTCCAAGATTATCTTTGAGTTTTACTCCGAATATTGCTCCCATATCATAATCATTCCAATCTGCCCAATCGGGTTCAGAATATTCAAAATCATATGGTTCATATCCTTCTTCTAAATGTTTTTTATATAGTGAGGCGTTTTGATAAGAATGTTTAGTATGTCCATAGTGAACAGGTAACCAATTACCCCATGCATGTAACCACCAACTATCAGTATAATGGTAAAAATCCACACCTATTATCAAAGATGTTTCACTTTGATATCCTAAATCTTTTTTCTTTCCGTTTATATAAGTCTCTAACATCTGTGGAAAGTGGTATATGAAATATTCTCTATCTGTGTAAGCAAATATATTTCCATTGGCATCTCTCCATAACCAATCATGTCCCCAATACTCACCTCTACCATTCCAAAAAGGACCATCTCCTTCAACCTTTACCCATTCACCATTTACAAGTTCTAATAATTCATCATGAGTCCAAATTGGATTACCATTTTCGTCATATCCTTCTAACATGGATTCATCATACCACATATTATCATCAACACCAAAAGCATCTTCAGCAAATGCCCACCATGAACCACGATACCAAGTCGTATCCAATACCATAGCATCAAATCCATAAACTGGATGTTGTCTGTGTTTGAATCCAACAGAAAAATGTAGTTTATTTTGTAAAACTTCAGGTGTGAGATGTACTCTCAAATCTCCGTGTATATAACTCAAGTCTTCTAATCCTAACTCCGTCCAACCAACTTTAGCCATAGCCCAATCACCGATGTATCTAACCCAATATTCTTGATTAAGATATTCGTTACCCCATTGTCTACCTTCTGTCCATTTGATTAAATACTCCCAACCTTTTACAGGACCGAATGTAGCACTTTCATTATAGTTTGATTCTGTACCATCATACCAAGTTCCACCTTTACCAGCTGACTTAACACCTCGTTTTGGTTCGTACTGAAAACGACCTATCTTACGGAGTCCAAATGATGTTTGGAAATCAGGTTTTAAATCTCTTTCAGTTCTGTCCACCAATAAATCTCCAGTAGACAGACCACCAACGATAGCAAATCTATCATCTTGATATCTTGGTGCATTTAAACTAAAACTGGCATATGCTGTCGAATACTTTAAAAATTTTAGTATTTCATTTTCAGCCAACAAAGATGAGGTCATTAATAAACCTAATATAATCTTCTTTAACATCTGTTTTCTCCCATTAAGCGATAAATTACACTAATAAATATAAAACTAACCAATTAAACATCAAAACGAACTACAAAACTCATGGCTGTTTTATCATCATTTTTAATTGGTTTTGCTGTTCTACCAACCACTAATAATTCTCCTGAATCATTGTATAATCCTATTGTTGTAATGTAAGGTCTGAACTCACTATGTGTTACAAAGTTTTCGTAAAATTGTGTTCCTTCGTATGTTTGATTATATGAACCACTTCCAAGACCATCAAGTGGATTATCACTTGGTGGAAAAATTGAATCAGGATTTGTACCTTTTCCCAATTGAAAACTACCACTTCTTTCAAAAGTTGCACTTACATTACTTGTGGCATTATGTTGACCTGCCTGTGAGGTTACCATATATTCATGTTGATAAATTGTGTGTGTAGATTGATAATTTAAAGTATAACCATCACTATCCGTACCAGTAAATGCGTTTAGATATTTTGAACCAGTACTTGTCATTACTATTAGACCTTGTTTATAAAAAACATTTCCTAATACATAACTCGAACTAACATCACTTGTAGGTGTGTTGGTGAATGAACTTGACTTGAAAGCTGCATAACTCTGTGAATATGCAAAATCAAATAAATTACCATCTCCGTCATCACGAATATCAGTAGTTACATCACTTATGTTATCTAATACACGAACACTTTTCGGTTTAATTCCCTCACCCATCAATTGCTGTGGAACGGTGATTACTGATGCATTATCATGTAATTCTCTAAAACTAACATTTGTGTTTGAGTTACCATATGTTAAAAAGGGTTGAACTTGATTTGTGTGACTTTTAAATTTGGCACGATTACTAAATCTTTCATAGAATTTGTGATTTAGCATGTAATAAGTTGGAAGGTTATAAAATGTCCCACCACTATACCAAGTAGATTTTGGTAATGCCAAACTTCGAGACATCTGATTAAACGAACCAATACTTTGGGAAAGAGCGGAACCTGAATCAAAACCCCTAAAACTCCCACTACTTGCCTTAAGAGCGAATACTCCACTTCCACTATCAGTATTAGTGAAAGTGAATCGCTTGTGGGTTTTAAAGGGCTCTATAGAAACATCTTGTGGGTGGACATCTCTTAAAATCATTCCACTCCCCTATGTTTTAGAAGTCAAGTTTGACTTTGATTAATGCCTCACGAGAATAAGATTTCAATACAGGTTGACTCAACTTAGCAACTGCTAATAATTCATTACTATTATTAAACAAACCTACTGTTGTTATGTAGACTTTTGGGTCTTTAAAGAAAGTAGGTTGTGTGAAGTCACCAGTAGATGCTGTAAAGAAAGTTGGATTGTTAGAGAAATTAAATTCTTTATTTCCAGCTCTTACGAAATAATGTGTAGATGAGAGTTTTTCTTCTCGTCTAGCTTGAAAGTATGCTCCACCTTTAACACTACTAAAGAATGCTGGAACATTACCACCATCAGTATTTGAAGTTGTATTGACACTTATAGAAGCAGATGCGTCTACAATATCAGCGTTCAATAGTACAATCCCTAAATCAGGATAGAATAAACCATAACCACCACCTGGATTAGATGAAGCCGCTGTGTTTATTGATGTAGTACCACTTGTAATGGAACCAGTAACAACATTAAATACTCTACCACCTATTCCTGCTTCTGGATCAGTCGTGGAATTACTATCGTCTATTAATCTAATGTTTTCACCAACATTTTTTACACTACCACTAATACGAAGTTCCCAATTACCTGGATCCATCTTTTCTCTCATTCTTGCTCTTTTTAGTGATAGAACAAAAAAGTGTTTAGAGGTTACTGAACCAGCGTAAGTGAATCTATCTTTGTTGGGTGGTAATAATAGATTTACAAGTTGTGCGTGGATAGCTGCAGAAGCTCTATTACCAGTTGCTCCCCCAACAGTACCTAATGAACCACTTCCATCCAAGTGTCCATATCCAATACTGAATTGGACTTCAGCTTCTGTATCAGATGATGGGTCTGTCTTGTACACATCATAATAATACTTTCCAGCTGATGAACTGTTTGCTGATTGTGAAAAGAATGTAGTTAGTGTTCCAGTACCACCACTCCATATACCACTTGATATTGTGGCTTTGATATTTTTAACCACATCATTTTCTTGGTCAAATAATTTATATGCTCCTGCTAATGCCATTTTCTAACTCCTAACTATTAAGATGAGACTGGCGATGCTGGACTTCCAAGTACTGTTTTATTAACAGTAACTGTTATTGTCTGTGTCGCTCCAGTCTGATTACCCACCACGGTAATTTGTGTTTTCTTTTTATTTGGTGTGGTGAATGTTTGTGGTACTACTCTTGCAGTTAAACCAACTACACTTTGTGAGTTTGTTATTTCTTCACTACTCAAATTGACAGGTACTAATGGTGCTGTCTGTCCTGGTGCTGCTTGTCCAATCTGTAGTCTTGCTACAGCTGTGTCATGAATTAGGAATGTATATCCTAAATCAGCATCAGTTGAATTCAATGTACCTGGACTCAATAAATCACCATTACCACCACCTTGTTGAAATGTTAGTGATGGAACAGCGATATCTAAGATTGGTAAACGAGATGTTTCTTTTGGAAGTGAAATTAACTTGTACTTTAATGCTTGTGTTTCATCAGGTACAGGCTCTAACAAAGGCATATTCTCGATTACTGCTCCATAAAAATTTGTTCCATTGGGATGTGAGGTATCCCACAAACGATAGTCGACCTCATCGTCTGCTAGTGCGAATTTCGTAACTTGAAATTCATTATTACCACGAGCCAATAACTCACGACCTCTTTTCGTAAGTATCGCATCAACTGTGATTGTGGTATTATTTAAAAATCCCATAATTGTATCTCCTTTAGGACTGAGTAGTTTGGATTTATGTTATAATAAGATTAAAACTTCTTATCTATAAATATAATCAAACTAAATTTTTCATTATAATACATCAAGTTTAGATTCACCAGTTTCTTTTGTTACTAATGTAGTTGGTGAAGTTAGTACTACCGTGACAGGATCCAACTTGTCAAGGGTTGTTTTCTTAGTCTGCTGTGAACCTTGATATACTAATCTAAACATCTGATTGTCTTGATATAAACTTTGTTTGTCACTTCTTACAAATGAAGATGAATAAAAATTATCTAATGAAGCACTTGCCTGTGTGGTATAGAAAAATCTTCTTTCAAAATTATGTTCTGATATTCTTGAACCACTTATATTTGGTTGTAGTACTTCTCTAAATATATATTCAGGTCCTCCAATAGTAATGATAAAATCACCATACTTTTCTTTTCCACCACCCCATCCACTAAGTGATGATGAAAGTATATAAGTTGCAGGTGTTCTAAATATATCTTCTGATATTGAAGAAGTAAAAGTCAAATACTGACCGCCTGATGCAGATGGTGCTGTAGAAAGGGAACCAGTGTAAGTTAGATACTGACCACTCTGTGAAAACTGAGCCATTACATCAATGGATTGTGTCAAAGGTAGTATTGAACCAGTAACAACTCTACCGAATCCTGCATCTAAATTACCTCTTACATTGACCACATCAAAATCAGGTGGTGCACCGATTACTTCTTTTCGTCTTTCTAATAAGTTTGGTTCTATTAATAAACCTACATTAGCTCTTGCCTTTGCAGGAATCATTTTCCTTATTTGGTCAAATACACTTGTATCGTAAAATCTTATCAATCTCATATAATCCCAAAAATTATTTGGGGCGTTATATTTTTGCCAGTAAGTCGTTGCTACATCATCAAGTCTTCTATATCTTCTCTTATATTTGTCTCTTGGGTCTCCTATATATTGGTCATAATCTAAATCTGCAACACTCAATATAATATCTTCATTAATTGAATCAGTAGGACTAAAGTAAACTCCAAGTTTATTACTATCCAATGGTGCTAAATCATATGCACTTAGTTCAGACCTTTCATCTACGGCTAAATTACCAAGTAATTTACTATCTTCTATTCTTACTTTATTTTCTACACGAACATTAGGACCCAAGTTCGGAACTTTTGCCTTTTGTTGGTCTACTAACTTTCTAAAATGTGGACGATTACCACTTGAATATCCATTAGCAGTTCCCTCTGCTGTATAAGATTGGTCTGCACTTGTATCACGAATACTCGTTGATGAATCTAAATTTTTATCATCATCGAAACTATATCTTAATACCAAATCGGTATATGATGCAGATGGATGGTTTCCATCAAATGCCTTTGGTGCTTGAACATGATTGTCAAACGAACCACTATTAAGTGCAGTATTCCAATAACGAAATTCCATAATACTACCACTAAGTTGATTACCAAAATCATTACTTGGTTTACCACCTATATAAGCA